TCTCCAAGCCGGCAGCACCTGCTTTGGAGGTAGACTAATGTTTATACGGCTAACCGTCAGCAACAAAGACGGCCAAAAAGAAAAGCGGCTTGTGAACATTGCTGACATCAGCGTTGTAAAGCCGGCATTGTCCTGCGTGACTCTTATCAGCCGAAACGACTTCCCTATTTGGGCGAGGGAAACCGTTGAAGCTCTGTCAAGGGAAGGGCTAGGGAAGACGGCTACCTCGCCTCTGGGTCAGGGGCGGGGCTGATGACGCTTCGCACCCAAGTCCACCTCCCCGCCATCGGACCAATCCGGTGGCGGAAGGACGGCTATGGTACGCAAGTGATAACCATGCCGGCAGCCGGGACCTGCGCCAACCACCGGGACCAGATCCTAGGCGAAGTGGTCCCCCGCGACCCCATCCAGCGGGGGTACGTCAAGATATGGGTCAACCCGGCTAAGCCTCGGGTTGCCGATCGAGCCCTCACCGTCCGCGGTGCGCGCAAGCGCATCACGCGGCTCAAACAGAATCTGGAGGAAATGGTAGCATGACCGACGACTTTAGGACACTACTATCGAGGGCCGCAGCCAAGCGGAGCTCACTCGAGCGCTGCATTGACAGTGTCCCCCTCGGGAGCGCCGCCTCCTTGACTGAGCTGAGCGACGAGACCAACCGCATGCCTTTCACTATGTGCGCGCTGCTCTCCTTAACCGTCTGGTCGATCGGTTTATTGACCTAGCCGCCCACTAAAAGGAACCTTCATGGCTTTGGCATTTACAACAGTTGACAAGGCGTCGAGTAATCACGGCATCAAGGCCATGGTTTACGGCGCTGCAGGGGCCGGCAAGACCCGCTTATGCGGTACCGCGCCCAAACCCATCATCCTGAGCGCTGAATCAGGCTTGCTGACGTACAGCAAGATGATCAAGGAGGGCACGCTCGACCCAAAAACACCAGTGATTGAACCCAAGACCATCGAAGCGGTTGAGGAGGCTTACGAATGGTGCAAGAACAACGCCGCCAAATACGGCCTGCAAACTGTCTGCCTTGACAGTATCAGCGAGATCACTGAGGTGTGTTTGCAGGCTGAAAAGGCCAAAAACAAAGATCCTCGTGCGGCCTATGGCGAAATGGCGGGCCGTGTGGTTGAACTGATCAAAAAGTTCCGTGATCTGCAGGGTCTGCACGTGCTGGTGACGTGCAAGCAGACGGTGGGCAAAGACCCTGTTACGGGGGTCGAGAAAGCTCAGCCCAAGGCCCCCGGTCAGCAGGTTGGACCAGATCTGCCCTACATCTTTGATCTGGTGTTGCACGCCTACACCGACAAGGACCCCAAGACGGGTGCGACCTACCATGCACTCCGAACCAAGGCGGCTTTCAACGCGGATGCCAAAGACCGATCCGGTATGCTTGAGGAAATGGAGTACCCGGACATGAACTACCTGATCAACAAAATCCAGCAGCAATAAAGGAGCGCTAGTGACGCAAGACGAAGAGCATTTCGTGATGAAGATTACGGACGCGGGCGAGGTCTACTACCTTGCCGGCATCGATACAGTAGAGGCCGAGCAATCTTTCGGGCTTGACTGTGAAGTCCAAATTGGGGTTTGGACCCCCGTCAAGAAGGAGACCTGACATATGGTTCAGATGCAATTCGACAGCCAACAGTACCAGCCGACAACAGGCGGCGTAGACGTCTTTGAAACCGGTTCTTACCTGTTCCAGATCACGGACAGCAAGGTCCAGGAGACCAAGAAGAAAGATGGGAACATGCTGGTGTTCACTGCAACCTGCATGGAGGAAGGGCAGGCAGGTAAGCGGTTGATGATCCGGCTCAACGTTCAGAACCCTAGCGCCGAAGCGGTGGACATTGCCATGCGCGAGCTTTCGGCCATCTCCCATGTTTGCGGCGTCCTGAGCTGGTCGGACACTCAACAGCTCCATGGTCGGCCTTTCCGCATCCGGCTGGAAAAGACGAGCTACAAGGACTACAAGGGCGAGGACAAACCCACCAACAATGTCCTTGGCTACCTCGACGCCAACGGGCACGCACCGGGTTCAGATGGTGGGGTTGCTCAGCAGGCCGGCCCGCCCGCTGCACCACCGCAACAGCCCGCTGCACCACAGCCCCCCGCTGCACCAGCACCAGCACCAGCACCACAGCCGCCTGCTATGCCCGGTGCGGCACCACAGCAGCCAGCTACGGCGCCGGCACAGCCCCCCGCTGCAGCCGAGCAGCCTGAAAAGGCTCCTTGGGAGTAACCACGTGACTTGTCTTGGGCGGCCTTTGTTGCCGCCCAATTCAACCGCTTGAAATCACCGACCGCTTCAAGCTACTGACCATCAATGCAGCCGCGCGCCGAGGAAGTCGCCGAGCTTAGGAGGCTGGCGGAGCACCCAAAGGAGCTATGACATGCCAAGCAAAGAGTTCAAGCAAGCCCTCGACAAAGCAAGCGCTGAGGTTCTTTCTGGTGAGGAGCGGCGGGGACACTTGGGTCCGTCGTCGGCCAGCGAGCGATGCGCCCGCAAAGTGTGGTATGGGTTCCGTTGGGCCTACAGCGAGCAGCACACCGGGCGCATGCTGCGCCTGTTCAACCGTGGGCATGAAGAAGAGCACCGTGTTGTAAGGTGGCTACGTGCTACAGGCGCTGAGGTGCGGGACTACCGGCAGCGTCTTATGTGGAACCCTGACGCAGACAGCTATCTGCGAGTCGAATGGGATGCAGCCTTGGACGGCCCTATAGTCGGTATGCACCTCGACGTTAGCCGCGATCCTATGCACATTAAGCGCGCCGAGGGGAAAGGTTTTGGACCTAGGCAGTGGGGGTTCAAAGACGATGGAGGGCACTATGCGGGCTCGTCGGATGGCATGGTCAGTGGGCTTGACCAGTGGTTCCCACAGGCCGTAGGCTGGGGCTTGCTTGAAATAAAGACGCACAGTGAAAAGTCGTTCAAAGAGATAGTACAGAAAGGCGTGCTGACCTCAAAGCCGACCCACTATAACCAGTGCCAGCAATACATGCGGCGACTCGAGCTCCCTTGGTGTGTCTATATCGCCGTCAATAAGAATAATGATGATATTTACCCCGAGCTTGTGCAAGCTAAGCCCGAGGTCGGAAGCTTTTACGAAGAGCGAGCGATAAAGATAATCGAAGCGCGTACACCGCCGCCACGTATAACGGAAGACCCTAGCTGGTTCGAATGCCGTTTCTGCGTGTTCCGTGAAATATGCCATTATGCCGAAACGCCCCAAAAGAATTGCCGCTCTTGTGTTTTTGCCTCGGCCGGAAATGAGGGTTCGTGGTATTGCAATAAATATCGACGCGGTATACCAAGCGGGTTCATACCGAAAGGCTGCGAGCACTGGGAGCCTATTAAATGAAGCGTCCGCGAGATTACCAGGAGGACGCACACTGGGCGACTTGGAGTTACCTCCACGACCGCGCCAACCACACAGGCGGCAAAGCAACCGGGGGCCAAGGCCCAAAGGCACCGCTGGTTGTTGAAGCTACGGGGCTTGGAAAATCGCTTAATATTGCGATGCTGATTTACCACTTGAAAAGCAAATATCCCAGCGTGCGTATCATGCAGCTCTGCCATGTCAAAGAGCTGGTGCAAGGGAATTACATGGAGCTGCTTTCGCTTTGGCCGTCGGCCCCCGCTGGTGTGTACGCAGCCGGGCTGAAGCAAAAAGACACCAAGGCGACGATCACTTATGCTATGATTAACAGTGTTGCCAAGCGTGCGGCCACATTCGGGCATGTTGACTTTGTTTTTATAGACGAAGCGCACAGGCTGACTGACAACGACGCGACGCTTTATGGTGCTTTTCTTAAGGCAGTAAGGGAACGTAATCCTAATATGATCACCGTCGGGTACACCGCCACCGACTACCGGATGAAAGGCGGTAGATTGACTGACATGGCAATGTTTGATGACGTGGTGTACAACATAGGCGCAGGCGAGACTTTCTTGTGGGCGGTTGATGAGGGCTATCTTATAATGCCTGTTCCGGTCGACCCCGGCTTTAAAGTGGACGAAAGCAGCATTTCGCTCTCGGGTGGTGACTACAAGGAAAGCGAGGCAAGCGCAGCTTTGCGGGAGCAGGACATCATTGAGCGTGCTGTCGACTACAGTATTGAAATCGCCCGCGATCAGGGGCGTAAGTGCAACCTCGCTTTTGCGCAATCAATTGAAGACGCAGAGCTCATCGCTGACATGTATTCTTACAAAGGGTGGCCGACTGAAGCCGTGCACAGCAAACGGTCAGACAGGGACGAGGTGTTGCGGGATTACAGAGCGGGGAAGTTGTGGGGCGTGGCAAACAAAGACATCTTGACGACTGGTTTTAACAATCCCTTAATCGACATGATGACAGTGCTGCGCCTTACTCGTTCGCCGGGATTGTGGGTTCAAATGGTAGGCCGCACGACTAGGCCCGTCTTTTTGCCCGGCTATGATATCACGACCAAGGAAGGGCGCATCAACAGCATTCTTGCCAGCCACAAGCAAAACGCCATTGTTCTTGATTTTGTAGGGAACACGGAAAGGCTGGGGCCTATCAACTACCCGCGTATTCCGGGCCGACGAGGCGGTAAAGGGGGCGGGGATGCACCTGTTAGAACGTGCCCTGATTGTGATCCGCCCACTTATCACCATGTCAGCACCAGCGCTTGCCCTTTTTGTGGATACGAGTGGCCGGTCAGCTCGGCTGTCAGCGATAGAGCGAGCAGCGCTGAGCTAGTCTCGGTCAACAACCCCCTTGGGCTCCCCGCCCCCAAGAAAGAACCAAAAGCGTTCGAGGTCTACAGTGTGCACCAGCTTGTAGCAGCGCGACATGCTGGCAAGAATGGCAAGCCCGATACTATGCGCGTTGACTACCGTTGTGGTTTCAGGCGGTTCAGCGTTTGGATCTGCATGGAGCACGAAATTGATTCGTTCCCGCGTGACAAGGCAGAGCTGTGGTGGGACCAGCATGACGGGCTCATGCCCGTGCCCGCCAATATAGATGAGGCGCTGGAGCGCATAGAGGAGTTGTCGCTGCCACGTTTCATAAAAGTCTGGGTAAACACCAAGTACCCCGAGATAGAAGCGTACGATTTTAAAGGTTCGCGATTCGAGGGTTTGAAAGACCTTAACGCTGAGCCAGAGATATTCGAGCCTGAGGCCGATCCCATGGCAAAAGATGCAGCGGAGCAGCTAGCGGCAGACCAAAAGATTGCTAGTGCTTTTAAAGACACTGGTTACTACGGTGATGACGAGATTCCTTTCTAGCCAAGAGTTCTTTTGTTGATTTTTTGTTGTATATGTCACGCGTCGTAGATAACTGTAGTTATACAAGCCAACCCTGAAAGGACCACCAACATGGAAGACGAAGCACTGGCGCAAGCCGTAGAAAATGTTACAGCGGCCGAGGCCAACGTCGGCGCAGTCGAGCAGACCATCGCCGATGACAAGCAGAAGGTCAAGGACCTGTCGGCCGAGAAGAAAACGGCCAAGACCAACCACGACGCCGCCAAGAAGTACCTCAACGGCCTGACAGCCGACGCCGAGCCCGCAACGGTCGAGGAAGCCGAAGGGGCTGTCACTGGCTGGGAAAGCGAACACAACCGGCTGACCGCCGACCTCGACGCTGCGAGAAACGCTGTGAAGTCGGCGCAGGAATTCGCCAAGACTGCCAAGGCCGAACTTCGCGAGGCCAAAAAAGCCGTCACGGCTGCCAAGAAGCCCGGCGGCGGCCAGCCCAAGGTCGAGCGCGAGGAGCGCGACGGCATCAAGCGTCCCGGCCCCGGCACCATTTCGGAAACCCTGTGGTCGATCTTTGACGCCAAGGAGGCCGAGCTCGGACACGCACCGGCACTCGGTGACGTGCTCGACGAAGCAACTGCCCAGGATATCAAGGAGGCTTCGGTCAAGGCCGGCTACGCTCACTGGCGCAAGTTCCACGGCATTACCGGTCGCGTCGAGTCGCAGGAGCAGCTCGCCAAGCGGCAGGCCAAGGCCGAAGCCAAGGCTGCTTAAGGCGGAGCCCGCGCCGGCCCCAGCAGGCTAACAAGAATACAGTTCCCCATCCTCCTCCCGGGGATCTGTGTACCACCCGTCGCCCCATCCTCCTCCCGGGGCGGCGGGACTAATCTGCAAACATCTTTAGCTGAGGACACCAGCATGCAAACTAACCACGAAGGCCCCTTTGATGGGGTCCGCATGAACAAGCAACCCATCGAGAAGGCGACCCGCAGCAACGGCGTGCATCTGGACACGATCGGGGTTTTCTACACCGTCCAGGGCGAAGGTCCTTTCAGCGGAATGCCGGCAATCTTTATCCGACTCGCCGGCTGTAACCTTCAGTGTCCTTTTTGTGACACCGACTACACGGCGGGTCGCGAGGCCCGCGCCGTGGACGGTTTGGTCGATCAAGTTGTGCAGCTCGCCAGACCCGGCGTCGTTAAGCTGGTGGTCATTACCGGCGGGGAGCCTTTCCGGCAGCAAATCGGAAACCTGATCGCCAAGCTGATCGACGCGGGGTTTGCGGTGCAGGTCGAAAGCAACGGAACGCTTCCGCCAAACGACCTGACGGTATGGGGTCTTGAATGGAAGGTCCAGCCGTCGATGCCCCTTCACGGGGCCTATATCGTCTGCAGCCCAAAGACGGGCAAGGTGCATGAGAAGGTTGTCAGCCGGGCATGTTGCTTCAAGTATGTGCTAGATGCCGACCACATCGACGAGGACGACGGGCTCCCGACCACCGCCCTTGGGCATACCGCGAACCCCCGCGTGGCCCGGCCTCCGTCGTGGTGGGACCGCCCGGTATACGTGCAGCCTGCCGACCATGCGGACAGCATGGAGAATCGTCGTAATGTTAAAGTGGCTGTTGCCTCGGCCATGAATCACGGCTACACGCTGCAGCTACAGCTTCACAAGCATGTTGGATTGGAGTAACCAATGCCTTACACGTCAAGCAAGATTTACGGTCACGAAATCGGTCTGAGCGCCTGTTTTCGCCAACACCGGGCGGACAGTCATTGCCGACTTCTGCACGGCTACGCTCTATCGGTGCACCTTGAATTCGAAGCGCACGAGCTGGACGAGCGTAACTGGGTTGTTGACTTTGGGTCCTTGAAAAGCTTCAAGCAGACCCTGCAGAACACGTTCGACCACAAACTACTTGTTGCTGAGGACGACCCATTTATCGACGAGCTGACGTACCTCGCTCAGCTGGGGCTTGCGGATGTTGTTTTGGTGGAGGCCACCGGTTGCGAAGCTTTTGCGAAGCTCATCTGCGAGGTCGCCGAGATCTGGCTTCTCGACAACGGTTACAAACCCCGCGTTTCGATGAAGTCGGTAACTGTGCGGGAGCACGGCGCAAACTCTGCCACCTATAGAAAGGGCTGGACATGAAAAGGCTCGGATTCCAGGCCCGTGAAAGACGGTTTACCACGGCGGCTTCCAGCCTTCTGTACGGAGCCGAGGGTGATCAAGCGACGAGGCCCGGTCTTGTCGAGACGCCCGAGCGCGTGGCGAAGGCTTGGGCGTTCTGGACCAGCGGGTACGACAAGGACCCGGCGGACATCCTCAAGGTGTTCGAGGACGGGGCCGACGGCTACGACGAGATGATAGCTGTCTGCAACCTGCCGATGTTTAGTAAATGCGAACACCACATGGCTGACATCTTTGGCACTGCAACGGTAGCCTACATCCCCGACGGAAAGATTGTGGGTCTTTCCAAACTCGCGCGGCTGGTTGAGTGCTTCTCAAGGAGGCTACAGGTCCAAGAGCGGCTGACGGTCCAGATTGCTGACGCCCTGGATAATAACCTGAACCCCCTCGGGGTCGGAGTAACCATCCGCGCCCGGCATATGTGCATGGAATCTCGCGGCATCTGCCAGCAGGGCCACTACACGGTGACCACGGCACTCAGGGGGGCTTTCAAAAACAACCCCGAAACACGCGCTGAATTTATGGCTCTTGCGCGCAACAGCACAGCCCCTTAATGTTTGGCAGCGCTAGCCCGCTAAAAACCGGCCCAGCAGTAGCTTTAGCGCTTGCGGAGTAGTACGGGTACCCCCGCAACAGCAACGCACCACAGCAGGCGGAAAAGGGCCTGTTTGTGGTGCAACAAAAGGAGTAGCAGCATGACTGAAGTAATACTGAACAGCGGTGGTATGGACTCATTTTTTGTGGCCAGCATGAAGCCTGGAGTGCAACACGTGTTTGTGGACATCGGGCAGAAGTATGCAGCCAAAGAACGCGTAGCGGCTTCTCACATCGCCGCGTTTTTTGGTAGCCCTCTTGTCCATGTGAGGGGAGCTGAGATAGGCTCATTTGAAGACGCCGCAAGCGGGATAATACCTCTTCGAAATGCAGAGCTTATTCTGTGCGCTGGCCAGTTTGGCAACATCATCAACCTTGGGATACTCAGTAACGAGGTGAACAGCGACAAGTCGCCCGAGTTCTTGCGTGCCATGGAGCTGGTCATGAACATCAGTTGCCGGGCGCAGTATTGGACCGAGGGCACGACGTTCAGCATCAAAACGCCGCTTGGAACCAAGTCAAAAGCGCAGCTTGTGAAAGAATGGGCAGTCAGCTGCGATACGGCGGGCTGGGAAGCGTTGCTTCAAACTGTAAGTTGTTACAGCGCCAGCGATAATCACTGTGGAAGGTGTCCGAGCTGCTTCAAGCGATGGGTTGCGCTGCGCGTAGCTGTAGGAGATGACTGGAGCCTTCACTTCCAAGAGGATCCTAAGCAGTGGTACCCGCTTGAGCACTGGCAAAGCAAAGGATACGCCCTTGATCGCATAGCTGAAATAGAGCTAGCGTATGGCGTTTGACGTTGCGCTCTACTTTTCCGGTACTGTTGACCCACCAGTCAATCGGTACCTTATTGACAGCAATGCGCACCGTTTGCTGACGTTTGCGTACCCAAAAGAGGTCGACCACTACTTGGGCATGGCTAACGAGACAGGCCACCGGTGCCGCATGATGCTGGACTCGGGGGCTTTCACAGCTTGGAACAGCGGTAAAGAGGTCACGCTTAAGGAGTTGGTCGACTTCAACGATAAAGTTCTCGCTCGGTACCCACAACACGAATTCTTGCTTATTAGCCTTGACGTCATACCGGGGGAGCGTGGCCGCAAACCAACAGCTGATGAGCTAGCCAAAAGCATAGAGGAGTCAAAGCAAAATTTCAAGGTCATGCAAGAGCACTACAAGGGCCGCGCTCGAGTCCTGCCTGTTTACCACACAGGCGAGGAGCTGAGCCTCAGGAATTATTACATGGGGCTTACCGACTACCTTTGCCTTTCTATGGACCAGACCATGTCAGAGCGTGACCGTCTTTCATGGGCGAAACGTGTCGCCGTGCCGGGCTGGCAGTATCACGGTCTTGCAGCAACAGGTAACAACATGGTGACTCAGATAAGATGGTCGAGTGCCGACTCAAGCTCTTGGGTGACTGTAGGTTCAATGGGCTCTATCCTTTGGCCTGTTGGTAATAGATTTAGAGTGCTGCCCATTTCATCGAATAGCCCAGCGCGCCACGATGCAGGGCACCACTACAGAACACTTTCGGAATATGAAAGACACCAAGTGGAACATTTTATAAGAAGTAAAGGTTTTGACCCCGAAGCGCTTGCTGTAAGTTATCAGTATCGATGGCTATGGAACGCTTACATGTGGCTAGAAACGCCGTGGAAACGTAATCTCCAGGAACCTATAGATCTATTTGAGGGCTTATGTTAAGCAGTCTTAAATTCGTGCAGGGTGCAGTTTCGACTAAACACTTTATCCCTGAGCTGAAGCACTTCACCATCGTCGACGGGGTGGCCACCGGATTTAACGGCACCCTCGCGCTCTCCTCACCCGTTGACCTCAGTGTCGACTGCGCCCCCAAAGCTGCACAGCTTGTGAAGGCTATCGAGCAGTGTTCAGACACCGTCAGCTTGCAGCTAACTAAGGCTAACAGGCTGCGCGTTTTGAGCGGGCCTTTTAAGGTCTTTGTTGACTGTGTTGAGCTTGAGGGTTTGCCCGAGCAGCGGCCAGAGGGGGATGATGTACCTATTGACGGCGAGGCTCTGATGGAAGCCCTGCCTAAGCTCCTCCCGTTTGTCGGCTCTGATGCTTCGCGGCCCTGGAGCAATGGCGTGCTGCTAAAAGGGGGCTCTGCCTTTGCTACGAATAACGTATGTCTCATCGAATACTGGTTAGGCGCAGGCGCACAGGTGCCAGAGCCCCTTAACATCCCACTAGCAGCCTTGAAGGAAATGATGCGCATAGGTGAGGCACCTGTTTCCGTACAAGCGAGCGCCAACAGTGTTACATTCCACTACGAGGGCCACCGGTGGCTTAGAACGCAGCTTTACAGCACAGCATGGCCCGATCTTACTAAGGTTCTAGAGCGCCCAAGCGCTAATCTGCAGCCGACGCCTCCCAACTTTTTTGACGGCTTGGCACTGCTGAAACCATTCCTAGAACAAGACGGTCTTGTGCACATCAAGAACGGCGTTCTATATACTTCGCAGGACGAAGAGCTAGGGGCTTCTTATGCAGCGCCGGAAATCGAGTCTGATGGTGTCTACGTGTACAGGATGCTGAGCTTGCTTGAGCCTGTTGCCGAAAAGATTGACTTTGACGCCTACCCGGACCCGCTAGCATTCCAAGGCCACCGCATTCGCGGCGTGGTTCTGGGCAGGCGGCCATGAGGGACGATGCCGTTGGCCTTTTTTGGCAGGAGGTTCCCAAGGTTAAAGGTAAGGGGTCTCGCGGCCCCAAGAAACGCGGGCCTATGCCGCCGATACCTGTAACGGGGTGGTCGCCGCCTAAAGAGTTCCCTAACCTTTCGGCCGCTAAAGTTATTGGTCTGGACCTTGAGACTTATGACCCTGAGCTTACTAAAGCTGGGCCGGGCTGGGGGCGCGGGAGCGGCCACATAATAGGTGCGTCGCTGTCCGTGTCTGACGGCACTAGCTGGTATTTCCCGATCAAGCACGGCATCGAGGACGGCAAGCAAGTGCTACCGCCCGAGGAAGCCGCAATGAACATGAACCCTGACAACGTGCTAAAGTTCCTTAACGAGGTGCTGCGCGGTTCGGCCCCCAAAGTAGGGGCCAACCTCATCTATGACATCGGTTGGCTTAACTGGGAAAATGTAGCTGTCGGCGGCAAGAAGTACGATGTACAGTTTGCCGAAGCACTGCTCAACAGTGAAACGCCAGACGTGTCCCTTGACAGCCTAGGTGAGCGGTACCTTGGGATTGGTAAAGAAACCAGCATGCTTTATGACTGGCTTGCCCGTTGGTGCGGCGGTGCCGTCAACGATCGGCAGCGCAAGAACTTGTACTTGAGCCCGCCGTCTCTGGCCGGCCCTTATGCAGAGGGTGACGCAAGCCTACCAATACGGATCCTTTCAGCACAGTGGCCGCACATGGCGCAACGGGGCGTGGTGGATTTGTTTGACTTGGAGTGCAGGCTGATCCCGTTGTTGGTGAAGATGCGTATGAAGGGCGCCCCCATACGGGTCGACAAGGCTGAGCAGGTTCACGAGCAGTTAGGCGAGCGGCTAGTAGGGATTGAAAAGCGACTGACGGACATGGCCGGACAGCCGGTTAATCCTTCAGCGCCTGAAAGCGTTAAGCGGGCTTTCATAAACATCGGGCTGGACCCTACCACAAAAAAGGACAAAGACGGCACCGTCAAGATGAGTTTTGACAAGGCCCGTCTAAAAACAGTCAACCACCCTCTAGCGCATGAGATCTTAGAGTGGCGGAAGCTGACCAAAGTTAGGGACACTTTCATAGATGCCTACCTGCTGAAGAAGCACGTCAACGGCAGGGTCTACGGCTCTTTCCACCCGCTTAAGAATGACGCCAGTGGTGCAAGGTCAGGAAGGTTTTCAAGCTCTGACCCAAACCTGCAAAACATACCTGTCAGGTCAGAGGAGGGCAGGCTTGTTCGAGAAGCCTTTGGTGTCGACCCTGCAACCGGAGGCCGCTGGCGCTCGTTTGACTACAGCTCTATTGAGTATAGGTTGCTTGTTCATTTTGCTGTAGGTCCGGGGTCCGAAGAAGTCAGGCAGATGTTCCGCAAGGACCCGACAATAGACTACCACCAGCTCGTCCAACAACTCATTCATAAGATCACGGCCCTAGAGCTTGAGCGAACCAGCGTCAAGAACGTCAACTTTGGAATTATCTATGGGATGATGCTTAACGCGCTGTCAGCTCTACTTGGTATTGATAAAAAGAAAACCAAAGAGCTGTTGGACGCGTACCATAAGGCGATCCCGTATGCAAAAGAGACTATGGACATGTGTGCCAATGAAGTCCACTCTACGGGCGTCGTCAGAACTATTTTGAACCGCGCAAGCGACTTCACTAAGTGGGGTCAAAAAGGTTACCAACAAGAAAGGGATATGCCACTTAGTCATGAGGCGGCTTGTCGAAAGTGGGGTATGTTCAACGTCGAACGGCAAGAAACCCATAAAGCTTTGAATCGCAAACTGCAGGGGTCGGCCGCCGATGTTATGAAGGCTGCTATGGTTGAAGCGTATGAAAGTGGCCTGTTTGACGAAGACGCTTGCGGGATACCATGCTTGACCGTGCATGATGAACTTGACTTCGAAGACCTTGGTGACCTGCATAACCCGGCTTGGCACGAGCTCAAGCGGTGCCTGGAGGGCGCACTGAGCAGCAAGCTACGTGTACCCCTGCTGGTCGAAAGCTCGTACGGCGCAACATGGGCTGAAGCTCATTGATTTTTTCTTCTTGATTTGATCTCGAAGACAGTCTATATCTTAGTGACACACCAACCGGGAGACAACGACAATGGCAACCTTTTACCACGCACACGTCGCAGGATTCACAAAGCATGCAGACAGCATTGCCGAAGTTCAAACATGGCTCGACAGCCTGCGCGGCAGAGTAGTCGGTGAAACTTTGGAAGTGTGGCGTGTTGTCGATTGTTTAGCAGATGCCACACCCTGCATCCACGGGCCGGTGACGGGAGGAGACACCACACAACATGACGCCTGCGCGAAATCATCGAGCGGCTGCGCCCCCATCACCACAAGGAGCCACACCATGCAAGACCAATACACCGCCCTTAGCAACATGATCTTCAACTTTCAAAAAGAAGTCATGCGCCTTGACGTTGCCAACATGGACCCTGAGGTCCGCGCCATGATGGATGTGG